ATCATTGTCATTATTGATGATATAGTTCACGTAATCGCTTAACTGTTCAGCTTTTTCTGTATCTTCGGCAGTTCTTGGAGCATACCTTACATACTTATCTGAAGACGTGAAAATCCTCATAAGTGAAGGCATAATTGTCTCTACAGTATCTGCGAAGTCAGATGATACAACTGAACTTCTTCCCTCAACCTCATTGCCTAATGGCTCTTTGAGGTAGTAATCAATAGCTTTTAATCTATCGGCAGAATACTCTGTCTCGAAGTGATTTTGACTTTCTCTAATCTCAGTCTGGATAATAGAGCCTAAGTCCTCTTTTTTCATTTTTGCCATTATTTTTTCTTTCTAGCCTTTGCTTGAGCAGTCTTAGACAATTCATTCATATGAAATAATTTTTTTGAATTTTTTGTATGTCTTGCTCCAGAGTGTAAAGATCCATCAGGCATTTTATGAGTACCGCCTTTATGCTCTGTACCATCTCTAAAATAATGCTTCATTCCTTTGCCCATTATTTTTTCCTCTTGACTATTGTTCTAACCTTTTTACTTGGTTTTGCCCTTTTTCTGGCTACCGCAGACTTAATTTGTGCTTTTGTCATTGTCTTAGCCTTAGAAAGAGGTACACATTTTGGATAGCCTCTAGTTGAACTTTTAGCCGACTTCCTACCGCAAGGCTGATACTTTCCCTTTTTCTTTGGAGCAGAAATATCAACCCAATTACCTTTTTTGCCTTTACCGAACCAAGCGGTCAATCCACCTTTAGGTTTTGCCATTAGACAGTCCTATATTTTCCGCCACGTTTTTTGTACTCTCGAACTAGCCAACCATTTGCATAAGCTGATGGGTAAACATCAAACTTTCTTTTTGCTTCTGCTTTTACCTTTGAGTACAGACTTGGATTTGTTGGCTTGGCTGTCTTCTTCTTTGCTTTTTTCTTCATCTAACTTCCTCTGTAGTTCCTGCTTATTTTTTTCGATTTCAAGAGTTACTGAGCAAGCACCCTGAGTTTTACACAACTTCGTAGTGACACAGCCTTTACACAAAACCAATTCAAGAACTGGTGAACTTTTTTTTGGTCTTCGGTAAACACGAACATAATTCATCATGATTTACCTATGCCTTTTTCTTTTTTGTCACCTTCTTATTTTTTTTCTTTGCATATGCTTTTGCTTTTTTCATACCTGATTTTGTGTATGAAAATTTTTTTCCCATTACATTAGGCATCTTTCTTTTTCCTTCCTCTTTTTTTAGGCATTTTGACTACGTTGTTACTCATGGTAACTCCCCTTGTTGTCTTTACTGGAATAGGATCTGGCATTTCGATTTCTATCTCGTCTGCCTTAATCTTGCCCAAAAGACATTTAACTCTTGCGGTACACTTCCATTTGTAAGTGCATACAGAACAATGTTTCATAATAATCTCCCCTTGATTTAATCTTTAATAAGCAAACCTTGACCTCTTTCAAACATACCCATATCATCGTTTCCAATTAGTAGGCTTTTAAGGTTAAGTTCACTTGGACTTGAATATTCAAACAAACCCCTTTCTAAATTGTCGTATGGATTTGTCGGTCTATACATTTCATCTTTAAATGATGGGTCAAAACCAGATCTTGCTTCTACAATTCTTGCTTCAACTTCACCTAACTTATTTAAATAAGACAAAGTGCTAAAGTTATCACTTTCACTCATTTTAGTAAGTGCTTTTAATCTTTTAGACTGACTATCATATGTCAATTTGTCTTTAAAATTATTGTCCATTATTCTTTCAAGTCTGTTTGAAAGATTTTTTAAATCTTTAGGCGATCTATCTAAAAATTTTCTCGCATGAACACTTTGTTTTTCATTTATATTATATAACTTTTCGTATGCTTTTTTCTGCCATGCATCTCTTTTGGCAGATTTTGTCTTAGGATATGAGTAACCTAATTCTTCTGTTACTTCTCTTCTTATTTGATCTCCATACTTATACCAATCGTTTTGGTTAAAAAGAAATCTTGGCTGTGATCCTTGAATAGATTTTTTCTTTAAATCAAGAAGTCTTATTGCTTGATTAACAAGATTACGTTCAGCATTTGCTTTTATATAATTATAATAACCTTGATAGGAGTTATCTTTTTTTATTCCTGCATCTTTAATGTTGTTTGCAAGATTTTGTAATGCAGACGTTTTATTTGTACCACTTGCAAAGTTTTCAATATCTTGGACATTGTGTTGAATTTCATGCAATAAAGTAGACATAATTCTGTCTTTTGCTTTATCATTTCCAAAATCTTTAGAAATTTTTCCAGAGTTTACAATTATAAAATTTTCTTTTGGGTAATAACCCCCAAGATATGGGTAATTATCTACAAATGCTACCTTTGTATCTTTAAGTTGAGGATAACTTTTAAATAATTCGTCATGCTTAATAATTGTGTTTAACTTTTGTGTCGGCAATGCTTTTTTAACAATATCAAAACCACTTAAATTAGGAAAATTGTCTTTTGTTAATTCTAAAGCATCTGAGTAGCTTGTTGGATTTGGCAGATCATTTAAAGATGCTTTTCTATCATCAATTTCAAATCTGTATTTACCATCAGGCATTTTGAACAATCCAGTTCCAAATTCCCTTTGAGAGCCATAAAATCTTGATGATGGGTTTTCTAAACCTTTTCTGTAATCTTGCCTTTCCATAAAGTCATCGATCAGCTTTGTTCTATTTTTTTCCTGATCAAGTAGATCTTTTTCTGCTATCCTTGTTCTTTCAGATAAATCAAGTTCTTTTTTGTTTAATATTCCTTTTTCTTTTTGTGACAAATTAGCATAGTCAGGTGAATACAACTCATCTAATAATTGTTTTTTTTCTTCTCTTAATTGATTAATTTTTGTTTTATCTACATCTGTCAATAGTGATTTTGCAGGAAAATTAGTGGCTTTTTGCCCTGCAAAAATACCTAAAGAATTTTCAGGAACTGCATTTGGCAAAAGTTTAGAACCTAATAAACCACCGCCTGCAATGTTCGCACCCATGTCTGCGACAGCACCAGTAAAAATAGGATTATTGATACTTGGAACTCCAAGTTGTCCACTTAATGCTTTTCCAATGTTACCAAAAGTGGCATCGTACATATTAAGTAGTGCTTGTGGTACAGCTAAACCAACACCACGTTCATTTTTACCAAATGGCAAAAAATCTAATCTAGTTGTGTAAGGCTTTGCATACACACTTTGCCCAAAACCATCCTTGTTCTCTAAATTAGAAAATACTCTTCTATAATCCATTAATGGATTTACTGGTGGCGGTAAGGCATCAGATGGCTGAAAATTTAATAAACTAGACATTACCACTTAACCTTATGTGACCAATATTTGGCACTTAACTTATCTGAGGTCTGACCATGCCTTGCATAGTAAGACTTCCTTCTCATCTTATCTTTTTTTGTCTTAGGGTTTTTGCCTGCACCAGATACACCCTGCTGACCAAATCGAATGGTTTTAACTTTATCTCCAACCTTAGCAACTACCACATGGCTTTTTGTTTTATGGTTGGGGGTTCTCTTCGGCTTATTGTAACCGCTGACACCTATTCTCTTTAAAATTGGATCTCTTGTACTCATTCCTGCAAATCTCCAAACCTTAAATCTTTCAAAAATTTCAAAAACTCTTTTTCAGACATTCCAGACTGGATACCGCAATTTGCACAAGAAATGATAATGGCAACCATAATCTCTTTCCATGAAAGATCAGTCGACATTTTCAACCCATTAGCAAGAATGCAGAAGTTATCAATGGCACAGTCCATATCCTCAGAATTGTAATTGACCTTCTTCTCAACTTTCTTAGGAAAAGGGATTACGTTATCCAAGCTGTGTTTGGTTTCATTATCTTCCGATTGTGCCATTTACCAAAAACTCCTGACGCTACTGCACCCTGATCAGCAAACGTCAATACGAAAGCATCCGCTACGTCAGGACTTCTTTGACCTCTTCTCTTCATCTCATCTTTACTCTCAATCTTGAGTTTTCCAGTAGACAAATACTTGTACCTGATACCGCAAATCTCTTGAATGAGGTTGTCATCTTGAGGGATTTTAACATCTCTTCCTTCAAACCATTCTCTACAATTCCAATAGAGTTCATCCCTCAATCTCGTAAACTTTTCTTTCAATGAGGCACTCTCAGATACAGCCACAGAAACCGCAGGGAGGTCTAATTCCTTCAGTCTGTCAGCTAGTCCTGCTCCAATGCCTATTGAATCAATAAAAATGGCTTCTGGTCTATCCATATACCTGACTGCTTCAAACTCACTCAGGATGATACCTGCCATTTCCATTAAATCTTTATTTTGCCATGTCTTAACTGGCTCTAATAACTCTTGCCCTTTTCTCTTCGCTAGTGCCGATCTATCCGAACCAAATCTGGCTACATCCAGACCCCAAACAACTGGTGTTGTCGGTGAAGGCTCAGTTTCCCTTGTAATGGCACTCTCAACTAAATGAAGGGGAAGTAACACATCATCGGACTGAGTTGGGAACTCACCCAATACCCTGACCTTAAAAACATTACTCTCTTCGCCATACTTAGACCGCATATCATCAATAAACTGATCTGAGACAAACTCACTATCCAGACAAGATACAGTCTTGCAAAAAAATCTTTCTCTCATCGTATGGAAGCACTCATAAAAGAACCCATCGGCTCTAGTGGGGTTACCACATAGCACAACCTTACTCTTGGGGGTCGATAAAGCACCCTCAGCTACCTCAAACACCACATCAGGTATTCCAGAAGCCTCTTCACAAATAAAGAGCATATTTTCACTATGAAAGCCTTGTAATGCCTCTGGATTTTCCCTTCGGCTTGTTCTGGCTACACAGAAACTATCCTTAGCACCCTTTAATGCTATCTTATCACTTTTAATCTCTAACTGGTTCTTAAATCCCTCAGGAAGGTTACGATACCATTTATCAATCTCAGTCCACAAAACATCATTTAACTGATGTGCTGTGTTGGCTGTAACTGCAATCTTGCAGGGGTAGTGTGTCAGTAACCACCACAATATCAACCATGACTGAAAGGCTGTCTTGCCAACTCCATGACCTGACTTAATGGCTACCTTATCGTTATCCCTTATGCCCTCTAATGCCTCTTTCTGCCAATCCTGAGGGGTTGCCTTCAGTATAGCTTCTACAAAGAGAACTGGATCATTGCGAAGTTTTAATAAAGTTTCGGTTGCCTTATCCATTAACCCACCCCTATCCCCTGATTGGTTAGGGGTTACCAATTCAGAACCATAAGTTAAGAGGGGTATATATATTTATACACCACCCCCCATGTCTGATCGAAGGGGGGTAAATCAAAATCCCCTGCTAAATCCCTAATTTATTGTCACATTTGTTGTCACATTATATTGCAACCTAAGCTGACCGCTAAGTTTCGTCAGGCTAGTTATGTAACGACCTATTGTAATGTCTTGTTTTCCTCAGTTTCTTTGCGTGCGTGTAATGTGTTAGGTGTAGCTTCTTCCACCATCCCACTCACTTCCTTCAATGCATCCACATAGCTAGTCTCATGTTTCACTTCCATTCTATGAACCTCACCATATTTCTTCGGTGCTAACTTTGCCGACTGCCACTTCAACGCATCTATCGCAACTCTTGCCTGATTGTAATCTATCTTCCCATCGATCATGTCATTGATCATATCTGTAATCTTATCTGCATACACCTGACCTCTATTCTCCATAGCCAATGAGTATCTTTGTGCAAATTCTGTATTTGTATTCAGCTTATCTGAAACAAGTCTCCAACTTGGCATATCCTTATCATTCTGGCACACGTCTCTTGCTGAACGACCTTCACCAATTCTTTTAAGGAACTCATTCCATTCCTGCTCAGTATATTTTCTTGACATAATTAATCCTTTGCCCAACGAAATTTAGCTTGCCCAATAATTGGTTGCCATTCTCTATTTGGTCTACTTTGCCATCCTTTATGTGAAACAGCAGGACTTTCATGTAGTATTTTCCAGTCACAACCTTTTAAACTAGCACCACTTTCGGATTGTAAAGTATATGTAATTATTCTTGTTCCACCCATTGCTTTCCATGCTCTCCAACAAGCTGAATAAAGAAAACTACAAGTACCTTTTGGACTATTGTCTAATACACACAATCTTGTGACCTCTGCTGTATATCCATCATCTTTGTGTAGTGATATTGGTCTCCCAACAATAGCTACACCAATCAATCCATTTTTTGATGAAGCACCAATACAAAACTTATGACCTTGTACTGGTTTATTATGACGATGAAAGTTTGCAACAAATTCATTTGCTTCTTTTAAATGTAATGGAACTAAGTTTAAACTTTTCAAAATATCCCCAAAAAAAAAGAGAGTTATCCAAACCCTCTCGACACTAATCCATTATTTAAAAACCATAACATTTAAATGCCCCTTAAACAACCAAATAAATAATTATTTTGCAATATTCATAGTTTTATGCTTATACTATGCCTATAAGTTAATATTTTATAAGTTTAATTATGGAGGCACTTATGAAACTTTATGAAATGATAATTTACTTTTTTGGTTTCTTATCAATCTACTTTTATATGTTCTTGGCATTCTGGATCTTTGGATGACTTGGATATTCTTTGTAATGTTTATGGCTGATAGAAAAATCATGAGTGTTTACGAACAAAACCACTTCCTGACCAAAGAAGCCTGCATACAGCATATCAAAGATAACAAAAGTGAAATCGATAAAACAGTTAATGAAATACTTCAAAATGCATTTGAAAAATATGAAATACTTCATTTCGGATGCCTACCAGTAAAGGATAAATATGCTACACAAAAACATAATACGTCACATTCAGCAAGCAACCCCACAAAGAAATGACAATCTAATTGTCTCTCTGGCAAAAGAAAGTCTATCAGGCATTAGTGTACTTGTACTCTCAATGTCAGCTATACTTCTCTACTTCATGATTTAAGGTTCTTAAAAGCATCTGATAAATCATCCAGACTTAATCTAAATATCTCAGCCGAAGCCTTCACGTTTCGGCTGTTTTTTATTGCCCATTCCTTCGCAGACAAATTATAAATCACAACATCCTGCACACAACTAAAGCTATTCTTCCCCATGAGTGTAGATAATCTATTAAAATCAGCCAATGCATTTAAACCGCCCTCATTTAAGCCATGAGACGATGGAACAGTTGGCAGGTCTGATAACACCGCAGTAATCCTCTTTGCCCTTCCAGTTGCCCTATAAAGAGCCAAAAATCTTTGTGCAGTCAGATATTGTGCATAATCAATAACATTTTTCTTGTAGTAACGATCAATCCAAAGCTGATCAGTTACATACATCCTCTTTTCTCCTGCCCTCTCAGTAGCCTTTTCTTCAACCTCATGCTTCTTCAAAAACTCAGGAGTAGGTAAAACTCGTTCAGTTTGAATATTATATTTTTTCTTTTTCTTTTTCATTTAAACAATATCGTAATATTCCCTAATCTTTCTGGTTGTATAAAGATTACCATTGAACTCAGCTACTCCATGTAACATAGCTTTTGTGAAAGCAGTTCGTATGGCATCATAATCTTCACCAAAATATCGATTGTCACCAGACTTAGCCTTCTTATAAATTTTATCAATCCATCCTTCGATCATATCTCTTTGTACTGGTGTTAATTCTTTTGGCTTTTCCAATCGTCTGTTTATTTCCTTAGAAGCCTTAATCAGATATTCAGTCAGATTATTTTTTTTATTGGCATAAACATATTCAAATACCTTCTCCATCTCTTCATAGACTTGCTTCTCACTAATGACCAATTTACCCATAATATTTTTTTTCATTAATCCGATAATTGATCTGTTTTGATTTTGAGTTTGTAGCCAACTTAACCAGTCTTGCCATATTCGATCAGCAACTGTTTTATTCTTAAAACTGGCATTAAATAATAATTTATTATTATTTAATGTATTAATATAGATATTATTATCTGTATCATGTGAAGTGGACTTCACATCCAAATTTGGTTGTGAAATATCTTCACATCCATTTTTAAACTCTTTTATGTAATATTTTGAGTTCTCATTGGGTTTTTTTATGACCCCTAAAATACCACCTTCAACTAATTTTTTTATGTGTTTATTAACTGTCTCTCTTGTTACATTCATGCGATCAGCTATCCTCTGTTGAGAAGGATAGGCATAACCATAACTGTCATTATAATGATCACAAATTTCCAACAACACTAGCTTTGTTGATGGATCTTTAAACTTCTTTTGAAATGCCCATGATAATGCTCTTATACTCATCAATTAACCTCCAAATCTTTGATGTTGTTTAAATGTTCCTGAGGAACAAAATAAGCCTCTCCATAGTTTCCATGATCATGAAGATATTCTTGTTTCATTCCATCATTGCCCCTTATCCATCCTTTGATTTCATAGTTTGGACACAAACCAGTAACCAAAAAATAAATTCTGTCTTGCGGATCATCGTTCCTGAGAATTAAGTCATAGTTATGTTTAGATCTTGTTCTTACTTCCCACTTTGTAGAATCAATGTCACCGCCCCTTTTAAAAGTGTTTATACTTCCGCCCCAATACTTACCAAAAGCCTTTGAGACTGCTATCTCACCGCAAGCACCTTCAATGTGAGTATTCCATGAACTCTCAAGTTTAATCTTGTTTTTGTATCCCTTTTTAATGGAAGCTATGTGCCTGAGACTTCCAGTATTTGCCCCTTGAACCATTTCATAATCTTCAAGGACTATATTCATCCTCTACCTGCCACTAATTCCAAAAAATCATCAAAATCGACAACAACTAAAGCCTTCTTATTATCAGCTTTAATCACTAATGCATCATGAGTATCCTTCCAGTCGTAGATCTGTTTAAAACCATCTTTTCTACACTTAACTTCAATAACCCACTTATCACCGCCAGTTTTATTTAAAATTAAGTCTCCCTTCATTGCGTCTGAAGCACCACTAAGAGGAACTCGATAACATTGAATGTCATCATGAAGTAATGCCTGCTTCCTCAAATTATTCTCAGTTCGGTAACCTTTATCTCTAGAAGCCTTACCCATTACTTCCAATCCTTCAGGTTAACTTGCCCCTTAGTAATATCAAAAATCTGGAGCATATGCTTGCCAGATGGTAATGATTTTTTGTACAGCCATTTATTAATAGATGACTGATTTACTTTTAATAATTTGGCTAAATCTACTTGTTTTATGCCATTTTGAACTAAATATTGTGCTAACGTCATTATGCCCTACAAGATATATTTAAATTACTTATAAGCATATTATTAGAAAATAATTATATGATATGTCAATAATTAAATAAATTATATTAGCTGTCGTATAAGTCTTTACTTTCTTAGAAGGCATATTATTGTTTGTAATGGAGCAGGAGGAGCAATGAAATTTCCAAATAATTTAAAGACTTTAAGAAACCAAAAAGGTCTTCAGCAAATGGAAGTAGCAAATGCTGTTGGCTTAAAACAACCAGAATATTCTAAAATGGAAAGGGGTGAAAGACGTATTGGTCATCACATTGATAATATTTGTAAATTTTATCAAATTGATGTTGATGCCATTTACGATAATTTAGTTGATACTGGTACAGTTTCTCGAAACTATAGCGAAGATTTGCCAGTTTATGGCTTCCCAAGACTAAATGGTGAAGGCATAGAAATGCATCAAAACTTTGTATCTCACACTTTTAGACCAGATTATTTAATTCACAATACAAATGCTTATGCTTGTTTTATTCATGGTGAAGAGATGATACCTCGATATGAACATGGTAATTTAGTTTATGTTGATCCTCTCATAAAATATGAAGTTGGTGATTACGTTATAGTTCAAATAAAAATACAAAATAAATTAATCGGCATATTTAGAAAGCTGATTGAAATATCAGACAGACAAATGAAGTTTGAAACTCTAAATCCTATAAAAGAAGATGTACTAAAAAACTATGAAATTGAAGCTGTACATTGCATTGTGGGGTCTCGAACAAAGTTTTAAATAAAATAATATAAGCATAAACTTATATAATACTTGCTTTCTGGTAATAAATTTCTTATAAAAGTTATGAGGAGTTATTACCTATGGCATTACAATTTTTTCAGAAGTTTCAACTTGATACAAAAAGTTTAGCTGAAAGAAAAAATACTGTTGGTGGTTCTGATATAAACATTATAGCTTCTGGAAACTCCCAAAGAATACATAACCTTTGGCTAGATAAGTTAGGGAAAAGAGAACCTGATGATCTTACTCTTAACTGGTCTGTTATCATGGGTAATATAACAGAAGAAGCTAATATTGAATGGATAGAACACCAACTTAACCTTCCCATAATAGACCGCCAGAAAGTGATTAGGGGTAACAAGCATAATTTTATGCGATGTACACTTGATGGTGTAGTCAAAGGTTATAAAAACAAATTAGCAGTCATTGATGCAAAATTTAGTTTAGGAAGACCCTACAAAGGCGAAGAATACAAAGATGTAATTCCAAGACTAGTTAAAACATATTCACCGCAGATCCATTGGAATGCCTATCTGGTCGCTGAAGAGACTGGTAAAACTGTTCCCTATGGGTTGCTCAGTATTATTAAGGGTGGGGATAAACCAGTATTAGAAGAAATAAAAATAGATCCAGATTATCAGCAGGAACTTATTGCCAGAGCAAAAGAGTTTATGAACTGCATTGATATGGAAGTTGAGCCAACTGAGATTGATGAAATTGAAACACCAATACCTGAGGATGAACTTATTCCAATAGATATGAATGATAATCCAAAATGGAAAGCACACTCAGATCAGTATCTTCAGACACTTGGAGCAAATGACATATTTAAAAAGTCAACTGATGCTTTGAAAAAATTAGTTCCTAAAAATGCAAGTGAATGTTTCGGCAATGGGATCAAAATAAAAGTTTTAAAAAATAAATCTAAGAGGATTGAACTATGCAACAATTAAGTACGATTACTGGCAATATGATGCCATCAGAACAAACTACAGAAGGGGTTAGCTCCTCCAAAATTTCCTCTTCTGTAGTTCCCACATTAATAAAATCATTAATTGAGTTTCAAAAGACAAAACCTTTTGTTGAGGAAAGTGAAAAAAACCCATTTCATAAAAGTAGTTTTGCACCATTGAAAGAAGTCCAAAAGGTATGCAGTCAGGCATTGAGTTTTGGTATTGGTTACTCACAATCTATTAATGATGGTTATGTTTCTACTATCTTATTACATGAAAGCGGTGAGACTTGGGTAGCTGATAGAACACCTATTAAATGTAAAGATGGGGATGATCCTCAAAAGTATTTTGGGGGTGTAACTTATGCCAGAAGATATTCATTGCTTTCAGCTTTTGGAATAAGGTCTGGCAGTTCATTAGATAGAGATGATG